CAGTTACAATGGCTCCTCCCACTCCCCCATACACAAGAGAGATAAAGAAGAAGGAAGTTAAAGATGGAAATACAACAAAGCCAAGAAGAAAACGTAAACCTAAGTCAACACGAACAAGCGATGGTGGACAAGATGGATGCGAACACAAACCAAACACAACAGGAACTACAAAGTGATGCTGATAAGAGGGGTGTAGCAGATGATGCTCCACTACCATCTGATGAAGTTAAGTTATATGCAGGTAAGTACAAGTCTGTTGAAGATATGGAACAAGCTTACAAAGAACTAGAAGGTAAGTTAGGTAGTAATGACGGTGAGACTAAAGAAGCTTCTACTGAAGCGGAAGAGGGTGATACAGTATCTACAGAGGCTGAAGCTAAAGAGTTAGCTGAAAGCAAGGGCATTGACTTTACAGAGTTGAATCAAGAGTTTGCTAACAATGGTGTATTATCTGAGGATACATACGCATCATTGGCTGGTAAGGGTATTGATAAAGCTACTGTAGATAACTATATTGCAGGACAAGAAGCTATTGTATCTCAGAACTTATCTAAGATGCAATCACTAGCTGGTGGAGAGCAAGGGTATCAAGATATGATATCATGGGCAGGAGAAACATTATCGGATGGTGATAAGGAAGCATTTAACTCTAGTTTACAAAATGAAGGACAAGCTGAATTTGCTATCCAAGGATTGTATGCTAGGTTCCAAGCTACACGAGGACCATCACTAGTTAAAGCTAGTAGTAGTTCAACTACATCATCACAAGGGTATCAATCTAGTCAAGAGATGACTAAGGATATGCATGATGTTAGGTACAAGAAAGACCCTGCGTTTAGAGCACAGGTACAAAATAAGATAGCGAAGAGTAATTGGTAAGGTGTGTTTGGCATTGAGATGTAACCTATGTCCTAGACAAGTTTAACACTGATGATGTAAGACCAAACTTCTTTACTCCTCTTTTAGGTAGTCGGTAGGCTTTCAAACGCCTGTCACTACCTTTTTAATATTAAAACTATTATAAAATCGATGCCCCTATTAAGTATATCGAGGTGTATTTATAGGGATACCAAAGATGGAAATAAAAGACAATACATATTAATATCACGCGTAGGTGCCACTTACGGCTAACATATTAAACATAAAAATAAAACAAGGACATTTAAAACATGGCAAATTATATTCACTCAAATGGTATCGGTACTAACACACTTGATGCACACTCAGACAGAGCAATCGCTCTTAAAGTATTCTCAGGAGAAGTATTAACTTCATTCGAAGAGAACAACATCTTCATGGGACTAGTACAAACTAGAACTATTTCTTCAGGTAAGAGTGCTTAACATAAAGGGTTCTCTATAAACACTCATTGAATTGCTGGGACCTCCTTATGGGACAATCAGCAGCGAAGCCTAATCGAAAGATAGGAACGTTCAACGACTAGTGCATTGTGCACGTACATCCAAGTGGATGGAAGCGGTGAGTAAAACAAAATAAATTAAAAGGAAACATATATGAAAATATGTACACTCTGTGAGACTGAAAAGCCACTCGATGAATTCTACTTTAGAAAGGATTCAAATAAACACACTAATGAATGCAAAGATTGTCGTATTGAAAGACAACGAGTTAAGAAATTAGGGGTATCTAATCAAGATTATGAGAAGATGTTTATTGAGCAAGAGGGTCAATGTAAGATTTGTAATTGCAAACTAAATAGTAATAGATATACTAAGTTTGCTGTAGACCATGACCATAAGACAGGTCAAGTTAGAGGTCTATTATGTACAAACTGTAATACCGCTTTAGGACTATTAAAAGATTCTAAACACAGATTACAAAATGCAATTGATTATTTAAACAGTTTTAAAGATATAGTCTAATCTATATAGTAATATATAGCGGTCTGTCTCCTACCAAGGACAAGACGGGTAAAGTGGTAACGTACTTTATTGAAATGGGAAATGCAATTCCCAGTTATTGGTTCATATACTGATGCTGTAGCTGAGCACGTACCAGGTACTGATATTGATGTATCAGGAATCGCAGCTGGTGAAAGAGTTATTACTATTGATAACTTAAAATATGCATCTGTATTTGTAGATAACTTCGAAGAAGCAATGTCTCACTATGAAGTTAGAGGACAATACTCTACTGAAATGGGTAGAAAGTTAGCACAAACAATTGATGGTGACGTAGTTACTACTCTTAGAACTTGTGTTGGTGGTGTTGCCGCTGCTACAGGTCAACCTACTCCAGAAGCTGCTGCAATTGATGCAGGTGTATTAATTGCTGATGCTGCTTCTGTTAAAGGTAACAAGATTATTGATGCTATGTTCCAAGCACAAACTATCTTAGATGAAAAAGATGTACCAGGTGAGAGATACGTAGTTGTAACTCCTGCTGATTACTACAACTTAGTTCAATCTGATAAAGGTACAAACAGTGACTATACATCTGGTAACGGTGGTATTGATGCTGGTAAGATTACTAAGATTGCAGGTAACAACATCTTAGTATCTAATAGATTAGCTACTGGTGAGATTGTAGTATTCACTACTAATGCAATTGGTATTGTTAAATTACTTGACATCAAATCTGAAGCTAACTACATCCCTGAGAAATTAGGTGATTTAATGACTTCATCTTACGCAATGGGTTATGGTGTACTTAATCCAGCTTGTGTAGTAACAATCGACGCTGCTGCTGCATAAGCATAAGCAATTTATAAGGACTGGCTATTAATTTAGCTGGTCCTTTTTTTTGGTTTGAGATATGAGGCCAACAACAACTATAATAAACTAAAGGAAAGATATGAATAAATTAAATAATGCAATTAATATCATACTACAAAACCTAGGAGAACAAACACTAGGAGCTACTGAAGCTATAGATGGTATATTTGAAGCAGAACAAGCTAGTCTTGTACTAGACGAGATTAAAACACAAGTGTTAGCATTTGGTTATAACTTTAATACAGATAAGGTATGGGAGTTTGTACCTGATATGGATGGCTACATAGCTATACCTGATAATGCACTAAGTGTAGACCCTACAGATACAGGACAGGACTATGTTGTTAAGGACCACAAGCTATATAATAAAGATGATGTTACTTATGTATTCACATCTACAGTAGAGGCAGAGGTTATATGGGATGTACCATTTGATGATGTACCTTTAATTGTACAACACTATATTGTTACTAGAGCATCGCGTATGTTGGTACAGAGGTTAACAGGTAATGAGACAATGTTACAATACCTACTTAATGACGAAGAGAAAGCTAAAGTAGAAGTGTTAAATTGGGACTCTGATATAGGGGACTATAATGTATTTGACTCTAGTACAACTATGAGGATTATAAATAGAACTACAAATCCTAGAGGATTGAAAGGATAGATAATGTTAATTAATCAAACACTACCTGGATTATATAATGGAGTTAGTGGTCAAGCACCTGAGCTCAGACTGGACACACAGGTTGAGGAGATGATAAATTGTTATCCTAGTGTAGTTACTGGTGTAGGTAAAAGACCACCACTAGAATACATGGCTAATAATACATCACTAACGGAGGATGTATTTGTTCACACATACGATAGAGGAGATGACTTAGAGAAGTACATCATAGCTATTGATGGGGGTAGCTGGTATACCTTCGACTTAGATGGTACTCCTATTAATAGTGGTACAGATGTCTATTTGACTACAGGAACTACACCAGCTAAAGAAGCATTTGCATTAACTACTATAGGGGATATAACATATATTGTTAATAAGACTAAAACAGTAGAGATGGATACAACACTAGGGTCAGAAGTAGAAACAACATACTGGACACTAGGATGTAGTAACTATACATTAGTAGGTGAATATGATGGAGGTGACTTTGAGGTATTTAACACTGAAGGTACTATTGAAGTTACAGTTAATGTAGATGGTACACCTTATATTAAGACACTTGGTATTAATACCTCTCTAGAGACAGCGGATGCACAATATAATACTGAAGTTGAAGTACTAATTGCTGAGGCATTAGTAGACATAGTAATAGCTATAGAAGATATTAACCATAGTGGATCTAAAGGATTAGCTTCTGATGGTTCACACACTATAACATTAGGTGTAGCATGGGTAGATGTTGTACATGGTACTGAAGGTACTACATCATATTCAATTATAGAGATAGAACCAGGTGCATGGGAGAGTCAATTCTTCTATTGGGTTAAACGTAGTGCTGGAGCAGCAACAGGTGACAATGCTCTCTTACGGCACACATACTACATATATAAGAATGGGGCATCATTAACGGAAGCAATACACCATGACTCTACAGCAGCTGCTTCCTTATTAGCTACTGCTATTGGAGGTATTGCTAGAGGCTCAGTAGTTATGAATGTAGCTGAGAGTAATGAAGCATACACAGGTAGTGACTCATGGGGTGACCAAGCTAGTGAGAGTTGGCAGGGACGTGTTAAGAAGCTTCAGGATTTACCTAATAACTTAGGTTTTGAAGGTAGTGTTATTCAAATCACAGGTGATGATAAATCTAACTTTGATGAATACTATGTACAATATATAGAGGGTGTGTATAAAGAAACAGTTAAGCCTAACCTATATAATACAATTGATGCATCTACAATGCCACACATCCTAGCTAGAGGACAAGATGCAGCTGGTGATATTAAGTTCTACTTTGATGTGATTAATGATAGTACTGAAATACCACTAGAAGATGAATATGGTAACATACTAAACACAAGTTCTTGGGGTATGCGTACAGCAGGTGATGAGCTTAGTGCATCAGAGCCAAGCTTTGTAGGTAATACAATTACTGATGTATTTTTCTTTAAGAATAGACTAGGTCTTATATCTGGAGAGAATATAGTTATGTCAGAGGTAGGTGAGTATTATAACTTCTTCCCTACAACAGTAACTGATGTACTAGATAGTGACCCGATAGATGTAGCAGTAGATAGTAGTCAAGTGGTAGCACTTAGATATGCTATACCATTTAATAAAGAACTGTTACTATTTGGAGACAAAGCACAATTCATACTATCTGGTGCAGAAACACTAACACCTAAAGATGTATCAATACAGCAGTCAACAGCCTTCGATACTAACCGATTCATTAAACCAGTAGGACTTGGACCTAATGTATACTTTACTATTAATAAAGAAGAGACTACACAAGTTAGAGAATACTTTGTAGTACCTGATACTGCGTCTAATGACGCGGCTAATATTACAGCACATTGTCCACAATATGTACCAACAGGTATGAAGGTTATGGCAGGTAGTTCTAAATATGATATGTTGTTCATGGCTACAGGTAGTGATAATATCATTTATGTATATAGTTTCTACTGGCAGGGTGAAGAGAAAGCACAATCAGCATGGCACAAGTGGGTAATGCCGGAGAATGTTATAAACATGGCTATGGTAGATTCTACACTAGCTGTTATGACAGTGGATGAAGGTGTTATGAAGCTACACCATATAGTACTAGAGCCTACATCACTTACACAATATAGTGATGGAGTAGTTCCATATGAGGCTTCAATTGAATTAAGTAAATGGGGTATATCTACAGGTAATGCTGGAGTAGACACATTAAGTGGTGGTCTTAAGTTTAAGGCAGTTAGGGTAGCTAATACAAATGGTGGGCCCTATACACTAGTGGTAGAAAATAAGAGAAGAGTAGGTAGTGTAGATTACTACAATACTAAATCTCTTGATGATAAGAAATTTATGGTACAGGGTAATACAGATGATGTTATCCTGTCACTTAAAGATAGTGGAAGCACAAGCTTCAATATTACTTCATTGAATTATGAAGGCTTATATACTAATAATAGTAAAGGAATATAATGGTAAGTGATAAAGTACTGCCTTCAAATGGTAGTCAGAGAATATTTACAATAGGATTAAATGTATTAAGTGAGAGCCATCTTAAAATATACCTTGATGGTGTAGCTATAAGTGCAGATGACTATGATTTAATTAACAATGCAGCGGTGTTTCACACTGCCCCTGCAGAAGGTACACTAACACTACAGGTAGGTACAACACCTGATGACTTGTTACTAACACCTACAGATGCAGGTATAGTTGCGGCTAATATGGATAATGTGGTTCTAGCAGCACAAAGTGTTGCAGCTATACAAACAGTAGCAGATAACATATTAGATGTTAATACAATTGCAGCTGTTGAGGTATTAGAGGATATGAATATCTTAGCTAATACTCAAACACTAGCAGATATTGAAGCGGTAGCAGGTATTGCAGACCTTATTGAAGAAGGAGTTGGCTCTATTGGCAATACAACTTCTCAAGGTATGTTTCAACACAATAAAAGAATAGTATCAGATAAGACAATTACAGAAGATTATAATGCTATCAGTGCAGGACCTGTAACTGTAGATGAAGGTGTAACTGTAACTGTACCTGAAGGTTCTACATGGGTAATTTGTTAATGAGAAAGGAACAATATGAGTGCAATTAAAACAAACCAAGTATTAAACTTGGATGGAGATAGGATTGGTTCTGTAGTAGTAGATAGTATTGCTAATATGAAGAACTTAAATACTGAGATAGAAGCTAATGCTACAGTAGAAGTATTAGGCTACTATAGTAAAGGTGATGGCGGTGGAGGTACTTTCTATTGGGATAGTACTTCTATTGAAGATGATAATGGCGGTACTATTATTGAAGCTACTGGTATAGTAGATGGTAGATGGATTAGAAACTATAGTGGTAGTGTTAATGTAAAGTGGTTTGGTGCTACAGTAGATACAGATGTTACAGATATTTTAAATACTGCCCTTAGTGTAAGTTTAGTGGTAGAAATTTCAGACAACTACACTTTATCTGATACTCTAGTTTTAAATAAAAGAAATGTATTATTTAGTAAAAATGGGAGCACTTTAACTACTACAGTAGGAGATGGTTTTTTACATCTATCTAGCAGGTACATTACTATCAGAGGTATGATATTTAAAAACATCTCAGGTACAGGTACTTTTTATAGTGAGGAACATGCAGTAGGGCATGATACTATTATCGAGTTTTGTGAATTTAACGGATGTCAAGTAGGTAAAATTCAACATGGAACTTCAGGTGAGCTTAGTGGTGGTATAGGTTATAACTCTACTATAAGACATAATGTAGTAAAAAATGTAGCTTCTAATAATGGTATGGATCTAGTTGATGTTAGTAATATTACTATAGAGAATAATGAAGTATATAATTGTGATGGAGAGGGTATTAAAGTAGGAGGGGGCTCTACCAACTTTGTAAAAGTGAATTTTAATTATTGTCATGACAATGGTAGAGATGGTATAGACCTTTATAATGGTGGTAGATATGGGGAATGTATAGGTAATAGGTGTATTGATAACCTACAAGGTATTGAGATAAAGTACCCTACTATTGCTTACTCTGAGGGAGGCAGTAGTGCTGATAAATTTATAGTTTCTAATAATGTAGTGACAGGTAGTGCTATTGCTTTTAATGCTTATGCAAATAATATAATATTAGATAGTAATTATTGTGGTGGGGAGCTTATTTGTGGTGGATGGAATACCATAGTATCCAATAATATAATTGTATCCACTAGTAGGGGTATTGGTATAAAAGGTTTATCTAATGGTAGGGTATCTAATAATACAATAAAAATGACAGGAGGTAGTAGTGCTAACTTACCTATTTATACTAAATATGGTAATTCTACATCAAACAACCCTCAAGATGTACCTAATACAGATATTATAATAGAAAATAATACTATTGATGCAGGGGGGTATTCTTATGGTATAAATATTGAAGCAATGTCTGTAGATAATATATGTAAAATAAGAGGTAACACTATACTTAATGTTACAAGTACAGGTACATTAGGAGGTAAAGATTATGTATTTGGTAAAAATAATAATGATTTTCAGGATGATGTAGTTATAGCAGCTACAAACAATCCTTTATTTAATTCAAGTAGCACAGCTTACAAAACATCGTGTAGCTCTATTATAAAAAACCCTAGAATTGATGTTATACATAATTGGAAAGGTTTTTTATCTTATAATAGTGCATCAGGTACTACCTATGGTAGATTAACATTAAATATAGGAGCTACTGAGCACACACTAGTAAATAATTTATGGTCAGGTACTATAAATGAAAATGTAGAGTTTGACATAAAAATAGCTGTAGTAGATGATACTACTTTATCTGTGACTCATTGGAATAGTTTTACAGGAGTGTACGATCACACAGAAATTACAGGTTTAACAGGGTTAGTAGCTAATGATTTGAAATTTAATATAAAAGGACAAACAGGTACATCAGACGCAGCATACAGGAAATATCATACATTTACTACATTAAGCAGTAAGAATAGATATTATTAATATTAAATGATAATAAGGATTAATTAATGAGTGAATTAATAATAGATAAGATTACTACCAGAGATGGTAGTAATGTGGGTGCAATAGTAGTAGCTGATATAGATGAACTACTATT